AAACTTCGTAATGATAGACTCTGGTTCATGGAAAATTTCCTGAAAATCAGAAATAAAAAATCGCAACTTGTCCCCTTCAAAGTGAACGTTGCTCAGCAAAGATTTAACGACATTATTGAAGCGGATAAAAAGGCTGGAAAGCCCGGTCGATATATTATTCTCAAGGCAAGACAGTTGGGTATGTCCACCTTTACTGAAGGTTACATTTACCATGATACGTCCACCAGAGAATTGGTGAACAGTCTTATCATTGCCCATGAGGAAAAAGCAACATTAAATCTTTTCAACATGTCGAAGCTCTTTTATGAAGAGAGTCCTCTGATGATTCGGCCGATGAAAAAGTACTCTAACGGTAAGGAAATCGTATTCGAAAACCCTACCTCAGATGATGCTGAAAAGATTTCTAACCCTGGGTTGAGAAGTAAGATTACGATTGCTACTGCGGGGACTACAGATACTGCCCGTTCCGGGACGTACCATAATGTCCACGTTTCTGAAATCGCATTCTTCCCCAACCCGCAAAACACTATGACTGCGCTGTTGCAGTGCGTTCCCGATGAACCGAATACATTCGTCTGCATGGAATCTACTGCAAATGGTATTGGTGGATATTTCTACGACATGTGGAATGCTGCAGTCGCAGGTGAAAATGATTTTACCCCCATCTTCTTCCCGTGGTTTACTGATCCGAACTACTCTACCCCTTTCCTAACCAAGAAAGAGAGAAATGCGTTCATTCGGGAAGTTGAAGCTACGCACCCTGATGCATCTGGGAAGTTGGTTCATACCGACGAGTGGTTGCTAAAAGAACAATTTGGTTTGACTTATGAACAGCTAAATTGGAGAAAGAAGACTATTGCCAACAAATGTGGTGGGGATTTGGATATGTTTAAACAGGAATATCCTGCTACACCCCAAGAAGCATTTATCGCCAGTGGTAGACCGAAATTCAATCTGAAATCCGTTAAGGAATACGAGATGGCCTGTACCACTCCGAAATATCAAGGTGACTTGTACGATAATGGGAAGAAAATCACCATTACAGAACATGACAAAGGGTCGTTAAAAATCTTCATCGAACCCCAAGCAGGTATGCAATATTGTATTGGAGCCGACGTTGCTGAAGGTCTTGCTACAGGGGACTACTCCGTTGGCATTGTTATGGATGAAAATCTGAACATTTGCGCCAAGTGGAGAGGGCATATTGACCCTGACCTTTTCGGTAAGGAATTGGTGAAGCTCGGCAAGTTATATAACGAAGCCTACATTGCTCCTGAAAATAACAACCACGGTCTTACCACTATTAAGTCCATTTTGGACGAAGAATATTACAATCTTTTCTACACAAAAACCTACGATAAAGTGAATGACGAAATTACGAAAAAAGTTGGTTGGTCTACGAACCGTAGAACAAAACCATTAGCCATCGACAAATTGGCAGAGTATATTCGTGAAAAATTCCTTGGTCTGTGGGACATTGAAATTGTAGAAGAACTTTATACATACATCATCGAAGAAAACGGATCTACAAATGCTCAGGAAGGTAAACATGACGACTGCGTAATGGCGTTGGCGATTACCCTTCAGGCGTTTTTAGAAGGTCGAGGGCAAGATTATATTCCAGAAATCTCCCGTGACAGTGTTATGAATCTAACCAAGAAGCAAACATTTGATATTCCGGAAATCATCGATGAATTATTTGAAAGCGACGATGTGCGCGAAGAATATAGTGAATAACAGAGGTGAGAAAGTCGGATATTAAAGAAATTCCTGATAAGGAGAAAAAGTTAGCTGCAGATTGTCTTCAACGATTCAAAGATGCAATGCTAGCAAAGGCTCCTTACACCGAGCGTTGGCTGGAATATTTAAACGCTTGGGATAATTCGTTATACGAACAACAAAATGGCCCGTCTTATAAGACGAACCACGTTAGTAACTTCGTATATTCTACTATCGAATCTATGCGACCGATTCTGTTCGACCATAACCCCCAATTTGAAGCGATTCCTGTAACTGCAGATGGTATGCAGTATGCGAATGATATTAACTCTATTCTTGATTGGGAATGGCATCGAACAAATATGCAGGAAATATTACTTGCTAACAGCATTTATACATTCGTTATCGGCACTTCTATTGTGATGCTGAATTACGAATATAACAAAGCTCCTTACGCAGAAGCTGATGGCAATGTAAAACCGATTCCTGTAAGTCCTTTCAACTTCTATCCTGATCCTCTCGCCACCTGTGTAGAAGATGCTGAATATTGCATCTACGCCCAATATATGCACGTTGCTCAACTGAAGCAAAAATATCCTGAAAAAGCAGATTATCTTGTTGGTTCGGATATTCAGTATTCTGAACTGGTGAACGACAGGGATGAAAACGCAAAAATCAACAACCAAGTTCTGGTGTTGGAAATGTATTGTCGCGACTACAGTATGGAAGAATTTGAAGACGAAGATGGTACAAAGAAAAAGAAGGTAAAGTATCCGAGAGGAAGAAAGATTATCTGCGCTCCGGAATGTGGTGTTGTTTTAGAGGATAAGGAAAACCCTTATCATTCTGGACGCTTCCCCTTCTTCATCTTTAAAGACATCAACATCCCCTTCCAATTCTGGGGCGAGGGTGAAGTTAAATGGCTGCTGTCCCCTCAAAAGCAAATCAACGATCTGTATAATCAGGTAATTGATAATGCGAAGGCTACAGCAAATATGCAGTGGGTTCTGGATAAGAATTCCGGCATTCCGAAGGGAGAATTGACGAACCGGCCTGGCCTGATTATTCGAAAGAATCCTGGCACCGAAGTTCGTAGAGACAGTCCTCCGTCGATGCCCATGTACGTTCAGCAAATGATTGAAACCTTAAAGGCGGATATTGAAGTTGTTTCTGGCGTACATGATGTTACCCGTGGTCAGACTCCGAGCGGTATTCAATCTGCAGCTGCGATTGTTGCCCTGCAGGAAGCTGCACAAATCAGAGTAAGACTGAAGGTAAAGCTGCATGAAAATACCCTTGGATTGTTAGGCACAGAATGGTTGGAACGTATTAAACAATTTTGGACATTTAATAGACTGGTTCCCAGAGAATTGGATGAATCCAGTCAGTTACCGAAGATGCAGCTGGTTGGTACTGAAATGCATCCTACCATTGATGCGGGGACTCCGACTGGCAAGTATGAAATGCTTTCCATCGAACCAGAAAAACAACTGAAACATGATTATATTGTAAAAATCGTTGGCACTTCTGTTATGCAAAATTCCAGAGCAAGTATGCTGGATCAAATGATAAGACTGATGCAGACTCCTGCTGAAGACGGAATGCCCTGTGTTCCGAGAGAAGCCGTACTGGACTATCTGCCTGATGTTAATAAAAAAGTCATTATGCAATACTTCCAGAAGTTGAAGGAAGAACGTATGCAGGAACAGCAACAGCAGGGTGCTAATAATGAAATGATGATGCAAATGCAACAACTCTCTCAGCAGCTGCAACAGGTTTCCGGTGTTGTTGGTCAGTTACAGCAACGTCAGGAACAGCGTGATGTTCAGGAGAGAGAAGATGATGTGCGTTATCAAGGCTATCAGCAAGGTATGGCAGAAGCTCAGGCACTGCAAAAGCAGATCGATAAGTCTGGAAAGCTGCCTCCCGAACTGTTAGAGGAGATTGCAAATATGAGTGACGAGGAGTTAGGACTGCTGTTACAGCAACACCCTGAAATCGTCGAAATGTTAGAAAGTAATGAGAACAACCGATAAGGACTCTCAGGAGGAAAATATGTTAGAAAATTACAAAGGAACTGCACTGGATACCATGGCTGAACCCCAGGTACAACCTGTTGAAGAACCTACTCAGACAGAACCTGTAGTTGAAACTGTCGCCCCTCAAACCGAAGGGAATACTACTGAACCGGTGGATGATACTTCTTCTGGTGTGGCTACATTTAATGTAGAAGGTATTGGAGAAGTCACCGCAGAACAAATCAAGGAATGGCGATCTGGTAATATGCGTCAAAGCGATTATACGCGTAAGACACAAGACCTCGCCAGACAACGCGCTGAAAATAAGGATGCGTTAGACCTGTACAATTATTTACGAGCTAACCCCCATATTATTCAGGCGCTGAAGAACGCTGATCAAAACCCAGCATCTACTGTCCATCAAACTGCTCCCACACAGGAAAATCAGTTGCTGAGACAGTTAGCTTACAATCAGAAAGCTATGGAGACTGATATGAAGTTATCCGCTTTAAAGCAGAAGTACGGTGAAATTGATGAAGTTGCATTGTTCAACAAAGCTACTGAAATGGGTACTGATGACCTTGAATCTGTTTATAAAATCATCAGCTATGAGGATAGACGTGTTGACGAAGCCGCTCTTATTGCTAAGGCAAAGGCTGAATTACTGGCAGAACTTGAAGCAAAGAAGAATTCTGTTGGTACAATTGTAGATACCCGTCAAACTCCTACTGTAGAACAAAAGGTAACGTTGACTACCGAGCAAAAGCGTGTTGCTACTGCTATGGGTATGTCGGAAAGCGAGTACATCAAATGGATGAATAACTAATTTTTATATGAGGTGAAATAGTACATGGCAACTCCTGTACAACCGACTGCTACTAATACTCACGTAAGTGAAAATTTTGGTAAGTTACTGGAACCCGGTCTGAGAAAGATTTTCTTCGAATCTTATGCTGAAGTACCGGAACAATTCTCTAAGATTTATAAGGTAAATAAGTCTACTAAGGCTAAGGAAACCGACTACGGCCTGGGTGCTTTCGGTGATTGGGTAGAACGTGAAAACGGTCTGTCTGAAGTGGCATACGATACCTTGTCCGCAGGTCTGGAAAGAACCTACGTACATAAGGCATTTACCAAGGGCTTTATGATTGAACGTGAATTGTATGATGATGAACAATATCGTCAAATCAATAAGTTCCCTGCAGCTATGGGTAGAGCAGGTAGAGCATTCGTAGAAAAGGAAGCTATTAAGCCGCTGACTGGTGCGTTTACTACTCCGATTTACGACGGTAAGGCTCTGCTGGCTGCTGACCACCCGCTGGTAGATGGTACTGGTGTAGGTACTAATCTGGTAACTGGTGACCTGAATACTGCCAACCTGAAGATTGCTATGCAGTGCATGAGAGAAACTGTTGACGAAGCAGGTAATCTGATTAGTGCATCTGCAAAGAAGCTGATCGTTCCCCCGGCTCTGGAATTCACTGCAAAGGAAATCCTGAACTCTACTCAGCTGGCTGATACTGAGCTGAACAACATCAACTCTGTAAAGGGTTCTCTGGATCTGGTTGTAATGGACTATCTGGGTGAAGCTGCAGGCGGTAATGATAAGTGTTGGTTCATCATGGACCCCGCTATTGCCGAACTGAACTTCTTCTGGAGAATTAAACCGGAATTTAAGTGGGACGAAGACTTCGATACCTTCGTTGCTAAGTACAGAGGTTATATGCGTTTCAGCTATGGCGTTTCTGACTGGAGAGGTATTGTAGGTTCTAAGGGCGCAACTGCCTAGTCGAACCACAAAAGAGTAAATATGAGGGGGTGTAATGCCCCCTCTTATACTATGATTTGAGGTGAACATTTATGCAGTTGATTGACATTGTATATATGACACGACTTTACACCCGTGATAATAACTCATACGTGTTCTCCGACACTATGATTAAAATGTTCGTAAACCAAGGCATCGACCGTATTAGACAGCATAATATTTTTTCTGGTATGGGCTATCTGCAGGATAGTTCTGATGAACCCACTCACCTTCCCTCCCAATATCACTATATGCTGGCGTTATTTGCAGCGAGTCGTTGTTTCGACCATGATGAGAGACATTATGAAGGTGTTGAAAAGCGTAATGAATTTGAACAACTTCTGGCTGAAATGATCGCTGAAATTGAAAGTGGAAATCTGAAGATTTTCGATGGCGTAAATGGTAATGGTGATGAAGTTGTTACCGGCACTTCTGGGACAGATGATTTTGTAAAAGATGCATATTTTGACGTATGTGGCGGTGAAGTATAATGCCGACACCGTATATTCGAAATCCATATCGCCAAAGTACTCGCAGTTGGTATCAAGAACAGATAATGACTGTCGATAACTTTGCCGGCGGATTAAACAATGTAGAACCTGATACTGTAATTGCTGATAATGAATCTACAGATTGTCGCAACATGCGTTTCATTGGTAATACATTGATGGAAAAAAGACCCGGTACTGCACTGTATTGTGAAACGTTACCCACCCTTTCTGGTTCGATTACATGGGTTGATAGATATGCTCCGCAACTTGGTGATGGAAAAATTGTTCAAGCTACTAATTCTGAACTTTATATTGGTGGAAAGAAGTTATGCGACGTTGAAGGTCAAGTACATGGTGTTACTTATAACGGTATGTATTACTTTGTAGATGGTAAACATTTATGGGTGTACGATGGCAATAATGTATATCGCGTTATCAAAGCCCCTATTGCCCACATTACAGAGAAAGTCTCTACCACCGTTATTGTTGTTGATAATGTTCCTGAGCAGACCAAGACAGGCGATAAGGTTTATATTACCGCCGGTGCGTTAGGGCAGGAAACAAATTATGTTTCTACAATTAAATCTATTAGTGGAAAAAATATTACGCTTAGTGACTCTTTAAGCGGGACTCCCGTAACTCTAGCCCCTGTGCTATTTTATGATCCCGGTTCTGAAAAAGCTACAGAAGGAAGCGAAGTGTGGAATACAGATAATGGTGTTGCTTATTATCAACCGTGTCTCAACGAACTTGCTGATAGTTATGCAGGTGAACCGTACATTCCTGACTCTCCGAATGTAATTGTTGTTCATAAAAATAGAATTTTCATTGCAGGAGACAACACCCAACCTCATGCAATATATTGTTCTACATTTTCTCCCGAAGCTCCATTACCGTTATATTTTCCTTCCGGAATTTATCTTCAAGTCAAACCAGATGGAAAACCTATTGTAGATTTGGTAGTGTTCGACGACGCACTGATTATTGGGAGAAATAACGATATATATGTTCTCTACGGCAGTTCTGAATATCTCGATTTAAGTGACGATCCGTTCTACATCAAACAGATGGACTCTACTGTTGGATTTATGAATACTGACTGTGGAGCGTTGCTTAATAACTATTATATCTACTTAGGGTATGATGGGAGATTTTATAAGTTGAATACTCCTACCACCTATGTGGAATACTTAATGACTCGACCGTTACCGTGGAAGTGCGATATTTATTCTGATCCTTTTGATATCGAACAAAATAGCATTGTAAAAACATCTACGGTTGCATATAGAAATGAAATCTATTTCAACATTAACGAAGATTTGACAGTGATTTATAATTACGACAATCAGGCGTTCACTTATTATACAGGTTGGAAATCTTCCGCTTTACATTCATTAGGTATCTCTCTTTTGGTTGGACGTACAGATGGTGTTCTTTCCGTTTATAAGGATGATGTTGAAATATATTTGGATATGAACGAACCTATCGATGCATGTTATTTTACAAAGCGATTTGATCTTGGCAATTCTGCAAATTATAAGTATTTCAAGTCGTTTATGTTAAGTACCCATGCATATGACGATTTCACCTCTGATGTATCTGTTTCTGTTGAAATCGACTATTACGAAAAAACAGTGGATACTATTGCCAATTCTAATATTTCCCGATTCGGTACTGCTGTTTGGGGAAGAGATAGATTTAACAACAAAAACTTGTATAAAACTCCTTATATTAATCTTGATGTGCGTGGCAGAACCATAAAGTACATTTTTAAGAATGATAAGGTTGATGAAAATGGTGTTGGTGAACCGTTCAGAATTTATGACATTAATACCCTTTGGAGTATTCGAGATGTGAGGTGATAGGGGTTGGAATATAACAAAAATCGAAGATTGGATGTCGAACATGATAACGAGGCTTTCGGTAATCTAATTGACCCTTATCGGTGGAATAATAACTTCAAAAAAATCGAAGAAGTTATTAATCAAAATATTGAAACAATGGAAGGCAATTTAGATAACATTTCAGATAGTACAATTCCTTCTGTTGGAATTCCTGAATTGGGTCAAACCGAAGAAAGCTCTGGTAGTGTGAGAGAACAACTGTTAGAAATTGTTCGTCAGCTGCTGTTGAAAAGTGATACTTTAGAAGTTCAAAATCTCTTAAAAAATTATGTTCAATATAACCACCTTGTCACCACTTCACAGACTCTTCCTCCTGATGAAAATGTAAAGGTAACAAGCACTTTTAATGACAATGGTTATATGATGTTGAATTTTGCCATTCCCAAAGGGAAAGATGGTGTTTTAATTCCTTCTAATAACGAAGTTTTTGCTCTTGGTATTAACGATAAGGGGCATTTGATTTTAGCATATAATACTGAAAACGAAAATGTTCCGAATATGTACATTGATGAAGATGGTCATCTGATCTATGAAATTGGGGGTGAAGAAGGTGTCGTATAAATTAGATTTGGGCAAGGTATCTGGCTCTCAAATGTTCGAAGTAACTTCTACCCCTTCCGCTTCTCTTGGTTCGGATGGAGACTGGGCATTTAATGCTGCGAATGGCGACGTATACTACAAGCAAAATGGTGCATGGCAGACCAAAGGGAATCTTACTGGTCCAAGCGGTCCTCAAGGCACTCAAGGCCCAAAAGGTGATAAAGGCGATTCTGGAAGTGTTGGTCCTGCAGGAAGTGATGGCAAAGATGGAATTACACCTTCTTTCCGTCTTGATGATAACGGTCATTTAATTGTAATTTATGAAAGCTAAATGGTGATATAAATGTCTATTCAAGAAGTTGATTTGGGAAGGGTCGTAGGTAATGATGGTTCTGCGATTTGTGCAGTGTGTAATACAGACGCTGCAACTGTTGAAAAAACTGTAACTGTTGCTGGATATGTCGTAGCTCAAAATCATATTATCGCTGTTACTTTTGTAAATGGTAATTCTGCTGAAAACCCTACTTTAAATATAAATGATTCTGGCGCGTACCCTATTACCCGGTTAGGAGAATCTGTTGGTAACAAGATTATTGAAGTTGGTGGAACATATTTGCTTAACTTTAATGGTCAAAATTGGGAAGTTGTAGGCGGTGTAGGTAGTGGCGGTAACACTGCTGTTAAAGAATATACTTATACCCTACTTTCTTCTGGTTGGACTGGAAGTGGTGCTCCATACCAATATGAGATTTCTATTTCCAACCACACCAATACGTCCGACCATGTAAAATTGGCTGTATCTGGCGACGCTACAATCGATCAAATTACGGCATTACAACAGGCGAATATTGCTGTAGGTTATTGGAGTGACAACAACACTCTTGTTCTCCGTGCGTATGGTAAAAAACCTTCTATCGATATTCCTGTAGCATTCTATATTTCCGAGTATACAGGTGAAGTTGATTTCGATCAGATGGTGGAATCTAAAGTAAGTGAAAGTATCGCTGCTATTAGTAACAACCCTGAGTCTTACAGGTTAGCTTCATATGCCACAAATAATAGAACTAATATTTTTGATGCCGACTCTACTGCAGCTCAAACATTTTATATGCATAATGTGAGAGCTTATTCTTTACACCAAGCACCCGAGCATATTTTGCTTAGAAATAGCGCTTTGTGTCGTAGTGATGCGTCTGATACTGTTGATTTTGACATATTACTTGATGGCGAAATTTGTTGGATTTATGAGTAGGTGACGATATGGCTGGAAATGTTGTAATTAACGATAGCGCCTATGAAGTAAATGGTGGAAATGTTGTTGTTGGTGGCAGTACATATAACGTTACTGGTGGAAAAGCTGTTGTTGACGGTACGACATACGATGTAAGCTTTGTCAATGGTGTTTTGGTTTATGTTAGATATGTTGGCGATCTGGACTGTGCAACGGTTGTTGTAAATAATGAAGAATATTCTCGTGATAGTGATATTGTGTTAGAACCGGATACCGTTGTTGGATTACGTGTTTTAATGAAAGTAGATCCAGATTACAACAGCGCAGTGTACGTTGATTATGAAGGCGATGCTCCCAGAGAGTTGTATTATACTTTTATGTCCGGATATGGAGACGAAACAGCATTTGTAATTCCTCAAGATTCAAAAGAATGGGAAATCGTTATGGACACATACGAAACTGGTAGCGGTTATTGTGAAGCTAACATATACATCAATCGCATAGCATAAACGGAGGTTGAAAATGACTTATATTAAAATTAACAACACCCTCTATCCTGCTTCTGTGGTTGGAAAAATTTCCGACAAAGAGTGGGACGGGAGAGAATCTAAGACGATTACTTTAGAAATGGAATACGATGCAGCCTTCGGTTTATTTATTGATGGGCTGATTTGGAGCATTGTACGTAAATACGAAGTTGATGGTGAAGAAAAGGAAGTTGAATATGACAACTCTGAGTTTGTTCTTGCAGGTGATATTACCAACCATAGAGATGGAACAATTACTGTGAAGATGGGCAAACTTACCGCATTGGAAGAAGCTTATGAAATGATGCTTGGAGGTGTGAAATAATGAACGTTCACGCAAAGGCAATTTGGACTTTATATCGTGTAAAACGTATTACTGTTGAATGTGTACGTACTGCGGTGAAAGATGGGTTGATTACTGCGGAAGATTTTATGAAGATTACCGGGGTGAAATATGAATAATATTTTAGAAAATACTACTGGCGAAGTCGCTCCGCTTCCTACTCCATCGGAAATTGGTGCTGCACCTTCTGCTGATCATCAAATCAAGACATATACTTCGCTGGAACAGTTGGGGCTGAGTGATACGGATGGTATGTCTAAAACGGACTTGAAGGCTAATCTTTTAGCCATCCATCAAGCTATGCCTATTAGAAGTATGTTGTGGTTCTACACCCCTTACACTTCGAATTTTGCGAATAGTTTAAAGGCGCAGTTAGCAACAGATGTAAATTGGAATGTTAACGTTTATTGGTATGTCAGAATTGAAAAAGTGGAGAATAGAACACTGTATGTAAACGTAGCGTGTACGTATCATTCGGAAGGTCAAGAATATGCTTTCTATGAATTATGCTCTATCCTTTCTTATTTGGCTGATGGTACTACGAATTTAGCACCGTTTACTTTCGCAAGACATAAAAACGGCTTCCTTCCTCTGATTGGTGGAACGTTGAAAGGAGCTGTCATATTCAATAACTCAAATGCTTTCAGTATGATTGGTAAACAACGAATTATCAATGGAGTGGACCATTGGTTAAATATGGGCGTTGGTGGTACCGGTGCTGCCGTAATAGAGCATTGGATTGGAAATCCAGCTAATGGTAGCTCTTCTACGCTTGATGGGAGATTCGAAGTCTTCACCGATAAACTGCTATTTAAGAAAAGTTCAACTGAAAGTGGATGCGAAATCTTCGGTGAGCACAACAAACCGACTGGAAGCTATACGGGGAACGGAAGCGCAACGAAACGTACTATTAACATTGGCGGTATCGGAAGTACTCTTGTAATCGAAGCGAATCCTTATATGGGTATCGTAACAGCTGCAGGGGCTATCGTGTCAAACGGATCAACCGTTAAAGCTCTGTCAAAAGATAAAATGTCGTTTATAAATGGCGCATTGACGATGGTAACTAACGACAGTTATGTAAATCAATCCGGTGGAACATATTCATATATAGTTGCATAAAAAGGAGGAATATCTATGCATATTATCTACTTAAAACCTCTTGAACCAGAGGTATATAACGACCTGAATTCCAATACGATCTCATCGCCGCCGGAAGGCGCTGCCATGATCCCTGATGATCTGGAAAAGCCTTCGACCTTCCCGCGTCTTGGCAGTATCACAGCGGAGGATGTTACATACACCTACGAAGTGGAAGTGGAAAAAGTGAATGAAGAAACGGGAGAACCATACACCGTCATGGAACAGCGTGAGCGCACGATCCTGACCGTGACGGATTGGACGGAAAGCACACTTCCGATTCCTGAGCCGGAAGCTGAAACCGAACCGACCGCAGAAGAAATGCTGAATGCAATGCTGGGGGTGACAAGCTATGAATAAGTTACAGGTTATGGAACAGTTTGGCAGAGCGTTGCAGATGTTTGTTCAGTCTTTAACAGACGAACAGGCAATGGAAGTGGCTACAGTATATCCGCCGTATGCGGTCGGAAAGAACTACAAGACCGATGAAATGTTTACCTACGGAAAGAACTCTGTAGGTGATCCGCAGTTATACCGTGTAGTTTCCAACCACGTTTCCGCAGAGGAATGGAAGCCGGACGAAGTAAAATCTCTGTATACGCCCGTTGGTCTGGACGATAACGGCTATCCGATTTGGAGCAGACCTACAGGAGCACATGATGCCTATAATACAGGTGATATTGTGGACTACAATGGAGTTCTGTACAAATCTCTGATTGATGGCAATACATATAGTCCGGAAGAATATCCGAATGGTTGGGAGAAGGTGTAGTAAATGCAATTTAATTCTCTTCCTGTTAACGCCCCTCTTAGGGTAACATCCAAGTTCGGGAAAAGATCTACAAATATTGTTGGTGCAAGTACGTTTCATAAAGGGATTGATTTGGGGAGAGATTTTTCTAAGCCAACCACAGAAATATTAAGTGTTGCACCCGGTGTTGTAGTTAAGAACGAATGGAATGATTTTAGAGGTTGGTATGTTGTTGTAAAACATAACGAAACGTATTCTACACTCTATCAGCACCTTGCAGAAAAATGTCCTCTTGTGGTTGGAACTAAAGTAGCGGCAGGAGATGTGTTAGGTGTTATGGGAAACTCCGCAAATCCTGATCGTTTAAAAATTGCAATGCATTTGCACTTTGAGTTGCAGGAAAATGGGACTTGCATCGATCCCCTTCCATACTTAGAAAATATTGTTGCTGACGAGGTGGAAAATATGAAAAAAGAAGAACTTGAAGTTCTGATTGAAGATAAGGTAAAAAAGATTCTGAATGGCGATGGAACTAGAGGTTGTAGTAACTGGGCAAAGGATGCGTGGAATGATGCTGTTGAAAGCGGTGTCGTAGACGGAAGTAAACCCAAAGGGTACGCCACCAGAGAAATGGTTGTTCAGATGATGGCAAACCAGAAGAAAGCTGAATAAAAAAAAGGAGTCGGGGTTATTCCCGACTCCGCATATTAATTTTCTTCTTTATGGTTCGTTCTAAAGGATTTACAGATTCGTATCCGCTTTGAACATCTTTTATATACGTTCCAAGGTACATTTCTGTAATCTTTAGGTTCGAATGTGTCATCAGTTTTTTAAGATGAAATATGTTGCCACCATTATCAAGATAGTCCGAAGCAAATGAATGACGGAAAAGATGGATGGAAGTCTTATCCACTCCTCTTGATTTGTTGTAGGTTCTTATAGCGGTTTGTGCGGCTGCTCTGTTCAGTTGTTTTCCATGTGCAGTACAGAATAAAAAGTCATCCGGAGATCCTTCACGAATAGACATATACTCTCTTAAAATTCCAACCAGAATAGGTGGAAGAGGTAGGCGTGTTGTTCTACGGTTTTTCAGGTGGGTTAGGAAAACGGTTTCCTGCTCAAGATTGACATCTTTATTTTTAATATTTAGGACGGTGCTGAGACGCTGACCTGTACCGTAAAAATAACTGACCATCACCCAATTTCTGTATTCAGAGAAGGAGCATTTTTTCATATTCGGTTTGACGAGAAGTTTTTCCATTTCTTCCCGAGTATAACCTTCTTTGATATGCTCGCCCACTTTGGGCATGGTGATGGTGACGGGTGCTATCCAACCTTGATCCTCAAACCAACGAATGGGTACTTTAATACCGGTTATGTATGTGTGGATGGTTTTGTCTGCAAGGCCGCGATTTCGTAGATGCACTTGGTAGGTACGCACAACGTCGGTGGTAATTGTGGAAACATCCTGATCAAAACTATGGAACTTACTGAAGTTATGCAGGGTTTCTGTGTAGTGACGGATGGTGGCATCTGTGCAGTTTTCTGAGCGTTTGTAATTTAGAAAATCAGCTGTTGCCTGTTCTATGGTTCGTTCCTGTACCTGTCGTGGCATTCGTATAACATTCATCTTAACCTCCTTGTCGTTAACGACACAACATTTAAAAATGACGCTATATGTTGTGTAAAGTCAAACCAAAGGGGTAGAACTGTTAAAAACGTTGAAAAATACCCATTCCCAAAAAAGTCTGACACCCCGGAATCGCTCAGGCCGACTACGGGGTGCAAACAACACAACAACCAACAGGTAAAAGTAAAAAACATTTTTATTGATACACTCATTACCTTGAGGATACAACACCGCCACCCTTTTCTGGCCTACCATAGGGCAGTTATTTTCCCAACCAACCAACATTTGACTTTTCAACCAACCAAGAGTATACTTTAAAATAGTAAAGTCTCAGTGAAACCGAGGTACGGAACATGCCCACACCCATGAAAGGAACCGGAACAAAAATCGTCATCGAATGGGCTCCGGATAAAAACAGTCCCATTCCTTTATATCAACAGATCGTAGACTACATCAGCGCAAAAATCGCCGCTGGAGATTATGCTTCCGGCGTTCAGCTTCCCTCGCAGCGTGACATGGCCCAGCAGTTCGGTGTCAACCGCTCCACCATCGTTACCGCCATGGAAGAACTGATGTCCTACGGTGTCATCGAAAGTCACTCTGCTCACGGAACGAGGGTTGCCGATATGCTTTGGTCTCCAAAGCACCGGAAACAGCCGCCCAACTGGAGTCATTACGTGAAGCAGGGTACCGTTCCCGCCAACTCCATCATGATGCAGCGGTTGAATCATTATGAAGCCAGCTCCGACATCCTGCAGTTTTCCACAGATCAGCTGTCCTTCGACGTTTTCCCCACGAAGCTTCTGGAAAGCGTCATGGGGAGAGTTGCTGCGCAAAAGCCCGACCTGGGTTATCTCCAACCCCAGGGACTTCCGGAACTGCGTTCGGTTTTAGCCCAGCGATTGGCCTATCACAGAAACATCCACGTTCCCGAAAGCTGTATCCTGTTAACCACCGGTCAAGTCCAGACTATGACCCTGATCCGAAACTGTCTTTTAAAACCCGGTTCTTCCATCTTTACGGAACGTTATTCCTGGCTCTATTCCCATCCTCGCCAGACGACTTCTATGAAGGTACGGCCTGTTCCGATGGATGAAGAAGGTCTCTGTTACTGGCAGATCCATCTCGATCCCGAGAAGGATACCTCCCCGCTGGTGTATACGATGCCCAACTACCACAATCCCACCACCCTGACCATGTCGAAGGAGCGCCGCCGTCAGCTGTTGGGATTCTGTCAAAACCGCCAGCTTCCCATCATCGAAAATGATATTTACGGAAATCTATTCCTGGAAAATACGCCGCCTCCCTCTCTGAAATCCATGGATGAGTCCGGTACCGTCCTCTATGTCAGC